GGCAGAACTTACATTCATTTGGTAGCACAAGATTACCACTCTTCTTCTTATAGTAGGACTCCTCTACAGGAGAGAAGCATCTTTTAAAAGGTGCATTGTTATTTAAGTTTGTAACTTTCTCTTGTATCTTGAGTAGAACTTCTGATACATTAACAGAAGAAGCATCGACATATTTAAACTCTCCATTAGATTTGTTGACTACCCACCAGCCACCTACATCTTTGTTGGCAGCATGAGCGTAGCCTACTAGTTGTGCTACATAACCAAAGTCATCCTTCTCAGAAAGTTTTTCAAAGCTTTCAAACTTATGCGTGTATGACCACGGTGAAGCAGATTTAACATCGTCAATCTTACCATCCATTTCCATGTCTAGTTCACCATCAATCACATCACCAGTAGGTAGATCTAAAGATACTCTATAGTTGTCCTTATATTCTACACCTGCAGCCGTAAGTAATCCTTTGAACACAGCCTCTACAATATCGCCAAGGATCATGTTCATCAGGAAGAAGGGTGGCAAAGGTTCTCTATCATCAGGGTCATTCTTTTCAAACCAGAGTTGGCAAGAGGGCTTACCTATGTTAGACATACGTAACTTAAAGTCACCTCTACTTTCACCACTAAACTGTTTCAAGAATGCAGCCTTAACGTCAGAGGCAACCTTGTCGGCTACCTCCTCAGTTACAGTTGTGTTACCCTTCAAAGCCTCAGACATAAAGCCCAAAAGCTTTAGTTCAACGGGATGATCAGGCATTCTCTTCTTCCTCAACGTGCATCATAACAGTATCAACTACAGTCTTGATGTCCTCATCTACTGTACCGTTTACTATTTCATTATGAGCATCAATGATGATACCATTAGACCACTCAATGTACTCTACAAAGTCTTTAAGAGTGTCCTGATCTTCTACGGTAATTTCATGTGCAGCATTAGTCAAAGCTGATTTAATAACGCCATAGGTGGCACCACTAGGGATAGACTTCTGGTCACCTGACAATAGTAGATCAGTCATAATAGACATTTGCTTTTTCTTTTGTAGAGATTTTAGTGAAGTCTCTATAGCCTTGATACTATCACGGTTCTTTAGGTCCATGATAAAAGGTATATCTTTTACCTCACCTTTTTCTTCTCCATTTTTATCTAGAGATTGGAAGGTAGCAAGCCCCATTAACACCACTACCCTAGAGATGGTACGATACTCTGCTTTTGTTTCATCAGGTAACTCATTCCAGTTTGGGATATAACCTGCAGGTCGTCCTAAGTTATATCGCCCTGTGTTATCTTTGAGGTCTGACTTCAGATCAATACCAAGCACTGACTTCTCCATTACTTCCTTTTCAGAGTTCCAGCGTTGCCACTTCTCACGTTTAGCAAACAGTCTAATTGTTACTGTGTTGGCATACAGTGTAGTGTCTTCATCAATATAAATAGAGAAACTACCAACAGGTAATACTTCTGTCTTGATCTTCTTACCGTTTACTTCTATCTCACCCATCTTTGGAAGATGTATCTGCGTAATCCTGGCTAAGGATGGCCCACTTGTACTAGTGGAAGAGTATGTTACTCCCATAAGTTCTTCTAGTGAACGTCCTGTATCTTCTACTATTGCTAAATTGCCCATTCATTTTCCTTTCGAGCTAAAGAGTGCTAGTTATAGCACTAAACATCTACCGTGTCAAGCCAATTCTTACCTATCTTGGCCTCTAAAAGAAGAGGTACATTCATTATGACACCATATGCCTCTTCAACTAGTCTATTTAAATCTTCATTAAGCGTATGTATTGTAGCAATAACATACTCTTTTTCTTCTGGGTGTACATCAACTACAATGGAGTCGTGTACTGAGTTGACAATGCAGGAGTTAAGTTTCTCTAGCCTTGCCTCTAATTCTATTAACACAAGAGGTACTACATCACCAGTTGCAAACCCTTGTACGGGGTAGTTCTTAAGCATAGTCAGGTGTGTCACTCTACCACTAGGTAACCTCTCAATGTCAGGGAAAGCGTATTGCCTACCACTTACGTTAGTAATCTTATTAAAGCGTAGCGCTTCTTTAGTTAAAGCTTTGTGCCAATTAGCAATGCCTTCATATTTATTTACAAACTCCTCATAGTAAGCCCTCTCTGCCTTACTTCTGCCGTATCCAGTAGCGCCAAAGAGAGGGGCAAAGGTGTGCTCCTTAGCTTCTTGTCTAGTGGTGGGTTGCCCTGCATCACTAATAACTTTAGCGGTGTAGCTGTGTACGTCAAAGCCTGTGGCAATCTCAGCCATAGCAACCTCATCTTGTGCAAGGAAAGCTGCGGTACGAAACTCAAGCTGGGCAAAGTCAGCTTCCATAATCCATCCACCATCCCAGCGAGACACAAACACTTTCTTTACGGGGAATGTATTTCCTCTTGGCATGTTCTGCATGTTGGGGTTTTTACCACTGAACCTGCCAGTGGAGGTGACATGTTGTGTAAGTCCAACATGTAGGAATCCGTCTGGTTTAGTGTAACTGGTAATGCCACCGACAAAACTGCTGAGATAACTACTAATAGCAGAAAGCCTTTTAACATCTGTAAGAAATCTGATGGCAGATTCTTGATTATAGTTTTTGGCAGTTGATATAAGTACATCTAGATTATCCTTTCCTGTACTGAATCCATTAGCACTAGCCCATTTAACACTAGGAGGTTGGAACTTTAAACCTGCAACTTCTTTTGTTTCAGTCAGTGTATAACCTCGTGTATCACAATCCTTACATTTGTTTGGTCTGCTGTATAAGCTTCCATCCTTCTTTACTTTATGTATATATCCCTTACCCTTGCAGTCTTTGCATTGTGATGCAGTGGTTTTATATATCAGACTAGAGTTGTTGTTTATGGCTGACTCAAAGTCTTCCTTTGTATTGACATGATCGAACAACCCGTGCCAATCATTCTTCTCGTTTACCTTTCTGCTAAAGATAACCTGAGACAATTGCTCTGGTGAGTTAAGGTTTATAGGTGTATCTCCCATAAGATCCCTAACCTGTTGCATCAAACGTGTTTCAATGTCAGCCTTTTCTTTTTCAAACTCTTCTCGCACTTCATCTAAGGCTGATCTATCCACCTTGATCCCAGACATGTACATTCTGGTAAGGGTTTTACAAGTACTGAAGGTAACTCTTCTACAGTTATGGAGGGAAGAGGCTTCAGAGGTTTGATAGTCTCTTTCTTGGCTGAGGAACAATTCCCTAGTGCTAGTAAGGTCAGCGTCAAGATACTCCCTAAGCTCATGTAAAGGTATTTCATTTGTGTTATATCCTTTCTTGTAGTACTCCTTTAGTATGTCCTTCTTAGGTGACAAACCCCTACGCTCTGCACATGACTCTAAGTCTAAAGGTTCTTTAACACCTCGTTGTAGTATGTACTCTGCGAGCATGGTGTCATAGATTTCACCATCATACTTGAAGCCACATTCCCATAGCCACATAAGATCATGCTTTGCATTGTGCATAATTAGTAGGGTTGTTTCGTTTAAGATCTGTTGTATTACCTCTCTTCCATTACCAGATACATCTTTACGCTCATCATGTTCTAGTGTGATGATGTGTGTTTGCTCTGGGTCATCCACGTTCTGCATACCTACTTGTACCAGATAATTTCCTGGCTCAAAGGGGTCCATGTGAATAGCCTTATTTACTTTCTTAGATGTGTTCTCAACGTCAAGCACAAGCCTCATGATGTATACAAACCTCTCTCATGATCTAACTCACATGTTATTAAACCATGCCAACCTGTAATCTTATTCTTAGCCACATTCAAGTTACGCACAGGGCTTTCCTCTTCTCCTTCTGCCTGTGGGTTCTTCGATAGTAGTATCATCAGGTCAGCTTCCGCTGCTTTACCTGTCTTACTACCCTCCATCATAGACATATCAACAACACGCTTACCTTCTGCATCAGCCGATAGCTGAGACATCCATACTACACAACACTTATATTTCTTTGCTATGTTTCTTGCGTGTATTGCTGCCTCTTTAAGGTACACATCTGACTTATCACTTACCTTCTTGGCAAACTTATCACCCATGTCTAGCATGATTATGTCAGGGCTTTCACTCTTGGCAACCATCTCAACGTAGTCCATGTCCATGCCACTACATTCTTTGAAGTCTATATTATCCTTGACCTCTGAGTATCTTTTAGCAGCAAGCACAGGGTTCTCTGCAATCTCTTTAACAGTCATGTCAGTTGCTGCAGATATGTACCGTGCCACTACACGTTCATAACTTTCTTCATTAAGTAATGAGATACACTTAGCTCCCTGCCTTGCCCAACCATCAGGGCCAGCTACAATACTGGCGGCGAAGGATGTCTTACCTGTGTTGGGTCTTGCACCAACCACTAACAGGTGACCACCGTTGACACCCTCCACTCGCCTACGTAAAGATGGAATGTTAAACTTCCACTGCGTTTCAAGGGAGACTGCTTGAAGTATGTGGTCTAGTTCTTTATTCTCAAACTTTACACGTCTAGTTGGAGTGAAGTTATCTTCATACCTCTCCAACAATTGCCTTAAGTCTTCTAGGTTTGTCTTAGTACCATTGACATAATCAAAACCTAAGTTTGCTATCTTCTCTCCTACATACTGTTGAAACATACGTGACACAGTTTGATGTGCAATGTCTTGCTTAAGTGTTTCAGCCTTCTCTAACTTAGAAAAGATGTCAGCATATATTGCTTTGTTAGATGTGGTCATACTACTATTCTGTATGTAAAACAAAGCTTGTAAATCTACAACAGATATATCGCCATCGTGTTCATCCATAGCAGAATCTAAAGCAGCTTTAATCTTTCTTGTATCCTTTGTGAATATTTCTTGTGGGCATTTGCCACCTCTGTTCTCCTCAAAGAACTCCCTATTCATCAATGTTTTTATAAGGGATAGTTCCATCATCATGTGTCTCTCTCTTTGTTAATCACTCTTCATTCAAACAAAACTCACACCAAGTATTAGGCGTAGGACATCCACAACTTACGCATAGATTAAACCCTACTGTGTTGTAAGCTTCTTTCTCTTTGGCTCTCTGTCTTTCTTCCTTAGTCATAGGGCGTATCTCTTTCAGTGGGATACCGAATGTGTACTTACCTGTCATGTAAGATCCTCCGTTTTATCCTGGCTATCCCATGACCCTTTAGAAGATACTGGTGGATTGTTCTCTCCATAGTTTCCGTACTCATCAAACCTCTCATCTTTATTATACCTAATATGATCCTCTATGAAGTCATACACTACACCCATGTCTAACTTTGCTGCTGCACAATAAAGTACCAGCTTCAAGCCTTCCTCTGTAAGTAACCCACGGGCATGTGCATCCATGTGAAACTTAAATGTTGCACCACCGTCTTCGTGTTCTTCTACGGTTTCGACACCAATGATACCTGCGTCTTTACTCATCATTCTTCTCCTTTACCCAAACTTATATTCTGTCAAGCCATCTGTCAATGCTGCCCAAGATACAGGGAATAGCTTACGCATTCTGTCACTGATTTGTGTAGCAACTTCTCTTGTCTCTGCTTGTGTATCAGAGGCACAACGCAGGTTACACATATCGGCAAAGGCATCAAGACTACCTGACCAGTACCACTCAGTCATCATTGACTGTGGTAGCACCATACGGGCTTGTTCTGGGCATACACCATGATTAAGTAAATCATTGTATGCAATAAGACATGCCCAGTTAGTATCACCCCATTCGCCTACATCAACAACACCTTCACTACCCTGTTTTTTGTCAGCACTACGTCCTCTCCATGTCTTAGGCTCATAGAACTCAGGTTCACTGTCCACATACCTACGGCTGATTTCATTCCAACGTAGGAACTTATGTTTGACCAACTGCCTAGCCACAAAAATGGGAGCCTTGACATGGAAGCTGGCAAAGCAATGACCAAAGGGTGACATGTGTTTGTGCTTAGCTAGGTAACTAATAAGTCTGTCATCTGTTGGCTTGGTGTACATGCGGTCTATCTTCTTACCAAAGCTTACTCGTGCTGCATTTACAACTGACATGTCGCAGCCCATGTGATCTATTAGTGTTGCCTTAATCATTAGTATTCCTCTTCACGTAAGCTAAAGCTTTCTCTAATCCCTCTGCATTGTCTCCAAGCTTACCAATGCCAGTGTTACAGTTAGTACAGAGGTAGCCTCTATATAGTTTTGTTTCTGCACAGTGATCCATATTTAATGTTTCGTTCTCCTGTACTTCTTTACCACAACAGTCACACACTCTGTCTTTAGGCGGTGGTGAATTTCTTTTTATCTCCTCAGTTTCAATTCTTTTATTCCTTTCGCATACTCTACAGGCTGTCCTGTAAAATGGTTTACCTTTACTTGAATGTCTATCAATAGCAAAGTAAGCATGAGTCATGGGTTTCTTGATACCACACATTCTACATTCCTTGACTTCACCATCAGGGTATTTATCCTCAAGTGAGAAGAGGTCTAGCTGCATAACTCTTTAACCTTCTGTATGT